AGCAAGGAGGTGAACATGGGGCGCTGTCTCCGGAACCCAACGGCGTTGCGGGCCGTTGCTGGCAACCCTACCCCGACGGGCAGCAGCCGTCAAGACGGCCACCAAAAGGGACACGAGGGACAAGCGCGGGCCTCGATTCGGGACGCTTTGTCCCGTGGTAAGGGGCTGAGACCATAAGGGAAGGGACACGAGGGACACGTTTTTTCTAGAATGGGGATCACATGATCCAATTACAGGTTGGGAAAAAGGCCCAATTTCTCTAATTAGGAAAGTTCCAGCCAAATCGTGTCCCTCGCGTCCCAATGGCTGAAAGGTCGCGCAATGGTTGAGCAAAGTGCGGGACACGTCGTGTCCCTCGCGGGCGCCCGCGGTTTACGGTTGACCCTGCGGCGTGCGGCGCGGTAGGCTGCAAGGGTCGCCGCCACCTAACGACCAGGCGGCCCAAGGAGCTCCTATGCCGATCGCCACGTTCACCGCCAAGGAGCTCTCGAGGCTCTCCGGTTTCAGTTACTCCAACCCGGCCTCGCAGGCTGTAGCCACCAAGCTCAACGCTGTAACGGCGGAAGTCGTGCAGAACAACCCGTTTGCTCCGGTGAGCGATTCGGTCGCGAGTGCGGCTGGCCCCGTCACGACGGCGTTCGCTACCAAGGTGACGATTCCGGCAAACACGCTGGCTGTGGGCTCGCGGTTGCGGATTACCGCGGCGGGCACCGTGGTTGCCTCGGCTGGCGCGGTCAACCTGACGCTCTCGATCAAGCTGGGCGCGACGACCGTCGTCACGACTGCGGCCTACGACCCGGCGGCCACCAATCCCTTCCTGATCAGCTCGGACGTCATCGTCCAGTCGGTGGGCGCGGGAGGCAAGTTCAACAGCGGTTCGCTCATGGTCTACAAGACCTCGACGCCGTCGACGGTGACCGACGTGGCGAGCGCCTATCAGGCCAACGTCAACACCACCATCGCCAACGACGTGACCGTCGTCGCCTCGTGGGCGGCTGGCGCAGGCGAGACGGTGGTGCTCAACGTGCTGTCGGTCGATCTGACCTACTAACCTGCGCTGGAGGGCGCGTGAGCAAAGACCTTCGCAACGTGCCCGACAATCAGGCGGCGGCAGTCTGGGAGCCGCTCACGGTATTGCAGCCGTGGGCGGCCAACCCTCGCGACAACAAGGCGGCGATCGACGAGGTGGCCAAGTCCATCCGGCGCTTCGGCTGGGGCGCGCCCATCGTCGCCAACGCGCGCAACGGCGAGATCATCGCAGGGCATACGCGGTATGCGGCGGCGCAGAAGCTCAAGCTCGAGCAGGTCCCGGTGCGATGGCTCGACCTTGATCCGGCCGATGCTCACGCGCTCGCGCTCGCGGACAACAAGGTGGGCGAAGTGGCGACGTGGGACGATGCGACGTTGCGCCAAGTGCTCGCCGAGCTGAAGGAGGCAGACGAATCGCTGCTGGCGGATACAGGCTTCAGCGACGAGGAATTGGCGCGGCTGCTTGGCGATGTCGAGCCGACGGTGCTGGAGCCAGAAGGCGAGCCGCCAGAGGTCGACGAGGCGGGGCCGGTGCATAGCGTGCCGGGAGAGATCTATCAGCTAGGGCCGCATCGGTTGATGTGCGGCGACTCGACGAGCGTGGATGCGGTCGAGCGGTTGATGCAGGGCGAGAAGGCGGATCTTTGCTTTACGTCCCCGCCCTACAATGCTGGCGATAGCGAGCGACTATCAGGCAACACGCACACAACAGACAACAAGTATGGACTGTATCAAGACAACAAGTCCCATGGCGAATACAAAGACCTATTGTGTGAGTTTAGCTCTACATGGCTGATGGTTAGCAAGTGCCTGTGTGTCAACATGCAACAGCTTGCCGGTAACAAGATTGCGTTTGTTGAGTATCTGCACGAAATGAGATCGCATCTTGTTGACGTTGCAATCTGGGATAAAGGTCACGGCGCCCCTCAGATGGCGGCCAACGTTATGGCTAATCGCTTTGAATACCTTATCTTTCTATCGCCACAACCCAATCCGAGCAGGGCGATACCATGCGCCTCTTTTCAAGGCACAGTGCAGAACGTTTATTCTGCGCCACCTCAACGGAACAATGAGTTTGCGAACATTCATGCCGCAACTTTTCCGATTCATCTGCCAACGTGGGCAATCGAAACATTTACATCAGTTGACGCAATCATAAGCGATGCTTTTGGTGGAACGGGGACGACGCTTATCGCCTCGGCGCAAAGCGGACGCAAGGCGCGGCTGATGGAGCTTGATCCGCGATACTGTGACGTCATCCGGCGGCGGTGGACGCGATGGGCCAAGGCCAACAACGTCGAGGCCGGTAGCGGGGCGCTCGATGGGTAGTCCAGGTCGGCCAACCAAGCGCACGCCTGAGACGGTCAAGAAGCTGTGCGATGCGATTCGGCTCGGCGCAAGCTACGGCGATGCGTGCGGCTATGCTGGGATCGACCATGACACATTTACGCGGTGGCGGCAGGATTTCCCGGAATTTGCGGCAGAAGTAAAGGAAGCAGAAGGCAGCGGCCGCGTGCAGCTCATCGCCAAGATCCAGAAGGCGGCGAATGACGGCAACTGGCAAGCGGCAGCGTGGATGCTCGAGCGGCGAGACCCGCAGAATTACGGGCGCACCATGCGGACGCAGGTGACCGGCGCCGACGGCGGCCCGGTGCAGATGGCGGCTCAGGTCGTGGTGGTTCCGGCGCTGGCAAGCTCGTCCGACGAGTGGGCATCGACGCTGGCCATCGAGGCGCCGAGCGATGGCGCCGACTAAGCCCAAAGTCGCGTGGCGGCCGAATCCCGGCCCGCAGACGTGGCTGGTGACCTGCCCGGTCGCCGACATCCTCTGCGGTGGCGCGCGAGGCGGCGGTAAGACCTTCGGGATGCTCGGCTGCTGGCTCCAGCATCAGGCGACCTACGGCAAGGACGCCAAGGGCGTCTGGTTTCGGCGGTCGATTCCTGAGATCGAAGGCGCTCAGGCCGAGATGCTCAAGATTTTTCCGTTGGTCGGGGCGCAGTACCAAGCGCAGGGCCGGACGTGGGTGTTCCCTAGCGGCGCCACGCTCAAGCTGCGGTATCTCGAGAGCGACCAAGACGCCAACCGCTACCAGGGCCACGAGTACACGCTGCTCCTGTACGACGACGTCGGCACGTGGCCCTCGCCGGTCCCGATCGACTTCTTGCGCGGCACCTTGCGCTCGGCCGCCGGCGTGCCGTGCCGGATGATCAGCTCGGCCAATCCGGCAGGCCCCGGTCACGAATGGCTCAAGGCGCGGTATCTCACGCCATCGCGACCGCTGTCGCCGTTCTGGTCGGACGAGGGCGGCAAGCCACCGATTCAGCGCGTCTACATCCCGTCGACCATCAAGGACAACCCCTACCTCGCACCGGACACCGAGGCGGGAAAGCAGTACCTGACGCAGCTCCACCATGCAGGCCCGGCGCATATCGTCGCGGCATGGATCGACGGCGACTGGGACCTCGAGCCCGGTGGCGCCATGCTCGAGCCGGCGTGGCTCGATAACACCTTCGATGTGCTGCCCGAGCGTGGCAAAGGTCGGCTGGTCATCAGCATCGACCCGGCGGAGGACGTTGGCGCAACCAACGACGAGACCGGCATCGTCGTCGGCCTGCATCACGGCCATTTCGTCTACCTGCTGCACGCCGAGGCGGTCAAGCTGCTGTTGGCGCCGCTCGAGGAACGGATCGAGCAGCTCTGTCGCGAGCATCAGCCCGATCTGATCCTCGTCGAAAAGAAGTCGGTGGGCGGCCCGCTTGTGCAGAACCTGCGACGTCGACCAGGTTGGCGGTGGGCGACGCAGGCCCTCGACCCCGGCCGCAGCTCGAAGGCCGAGCGCATGTGGGCACAGGCGCCGTGGTTCCAAGGCGGTCGCGTACTGGTGCCCAAGTCGGCGCCGTGGCTCTACGACTACCGCCGCGAGCTGCTGCGCTTCACTGGCAATCGCAAGCTCAACGAGCGCGACAACCGCGTCGACGCGACCTCGCAGCTCTTGCGCTACTTCGGCAGCGGTCACGCGGCGCTTGCGCTCCTTTCGGCATAGCGGCAGGATTGGCCACCATGGCACGCAAGAAGATCGCCGATCAGACCTCCCGCCGCATGTCCGACGACGCCGCCCGACAGGACGCCGCCGCCGAGCGTCGCCGAGCGCGCATGGAGGACGCCCGCCGACAGGCCGAGCGCACGATGGCCCGCGCCGACGGCTGGTCGTCGCTCTACACCGGCGCCGGCCTTCCCGGTCGCGACAAGACCGAATCGTTTGAGTTCAAGGCGCGCGCTCGAATCGAGTGGAACCAGCTCCAGAACCTCTACCGACAGAACTGGATCGCAAAGCGGCTGGTCGACGACGTCGTCGGCGATGCCACCCGCAGCGGTTTCGAGATCGACTTCGAGGCCACCGACGGCGGCGCTCCGACGGACGACCTCAAGTCGATGGTCAAGCAGGAGTGGCAGCGGCTGCACGCGATCCAGCAGTGCGCCGACGGCCTCCGGTGGGCGATGGTCTTTCGCGGCGCGGTCGGCCTGCTGCTCACCGACGACGTTCCGGCCGGCCTGTCGCAGCCGATGCAGTCGGGCATGGAAGCCTACACGACGCTCGCGACGCCGCTGCCCGAGGGCGACTTCGGCGCGGTCAAGCAGATCGTGATCGTCGATGCACGCTACGCGCTGCCAGACATCTCGCTGTACGACGACGACGTCGACAGCATCAACTTTGGCCTCCCGGTGTACTACCAGGTCACGCCCTACGGCCAGTCGACCAACACGGTGAGCTATCGCGTCCACTGGTCGCGCCTGCTCCGCTTCAACGGCGTCCCCACCGACATGCTGACTCGCGTGGCCAACCTGACGTGGGGCGATTCGGTCTACGAGGCGTGCTTTGACGCGCTGCGTCGTTACGGGATGGCCTTCGACGGCGTGGCCGTCACGGTCTCCGAGTTCGCGCAAGGCGTGCTCAAGATGAAGGATCTTTCGCTCAACCTCGCGAGCGATCAGGTCTCGTCGGTCATCACACGGACGCAGGCCTTCAAGATGGGCCTCGGCGCGTTCGGCTTGGCGCTCATCGATGCCGACGCCGAGGAATACCAGCGGCTCGGCCAGCCCGTCGGCGGCCTCGATAGCCTGCTCGAGAAGTTCAAGATCGAGATCGCCGGCGCATCGCGGATCCCGCAGTCGCGCTTGTGGGGTAATCAATCAGGCCGCCTCGCTGGAGCTCAAGAGGACCACCGCCTGTGGGCCGAGTACGTCCACGGCTGGCAGGTGCAGTCGGTCATCCCGCAGCTGACACGGTTGACCACTCTCATCTTCGCGTCGAAGGACGGCCCGACCAAGGGCGAGCTGCCGCCCCGGTGGGTGATTCGCGCCAACCCGATCGATCCGCCCGACCTCGACAAGGAGATCGAGCGGCGCGAACGGCAAGCCAAGGTCGACCAGGCCTACTATCAGATGGACGCGCTCGAGCCGGTGGAGATTCGCCAGTCGCGCTTCGGCGGTGTCTCCTACAGCTACGAAACGACTCTTGATCAAGCGATCAGCGAGCAGAAGGCCGAGGCCCAGACGGCCGCCGCAGCGCCAGAGCCCGGCCTGCCCGAGGAGTGACCATGGCCACCAAAAAGAGCACCAAGCCAAAGGCCGCCGCCGTCGAGACTCCCGTCGAGGAGCTCGAGGCGCCGGTCGTCGTCGTCACCGTCGACCCGGTCGAGGAAGCGGCGCCGGTTGTCGAGCTGGCCCCAGCCGAGCCGGAGATCTTCGTGCTGCTCGAGCTGCACGAGCGCGAGGACGGCTGGTGGGGCGCTCGCGTCACCTATCCCGGCGGCGATGAACTGTCGTTCCATGCTCCGCGCCGGCCCGGCGTCGAGGGTGCAGCGTACCGCGCGATCCAGCAGCGTGCGCCCGAGCTGCCGCTGGTGATCAAGGTCGTGTGAGACCGCTTCGCCCGCTCGCTAAAGGCAAAGACCTGCGACCAGTTCGCGGCGGTGTTCGCGACGATCCGCTCGCACAGAATCGCGCGCGCCTCGCCGAGCTCGCCAAGCAGCCGCCGATCAAGACGCCGCCGCTGCCGTTCCCGCACGCTGTCGAGGCCAGCTATCGGCGCAAGCTCCAGCGCATCGCGGCCGATGCCTTTTGGCTGGTGCGACCGCTCATCGACGAGCTCTGGCTATGGCAAGCACTGGCCGACGCCGAGCAGGCCCGCGCCGACGCCGACGAGCCACCCGAGGAGGAACTGCGACCACCGGAGCCCGAGGCCGCCGTGCGGATTGCCCAACGTGGCGCCGAGCGGCC